TCCGCCACGCTTTTCGTGGGGGGGGTCGAGGAGACTCCTTACCGGGGAATAAGGCCTATTATACGCTGTTTTCATCGCTTCTTCTTTCCTCGTAATGGCTTCTTAATGACAGGCGGAACGACCACCGGCTCCTGATCGGTGTGGAATCCGCCCAGCGCGTCAGCCATCGCCGCTTGAATCCGTATTGGTCGAGCCCGCTTATGCACGGCCTGTTTAGTGATGCCATACATCCTGGCTATCTCGGGGGCCGATAGACAGCCGGGTAACTCCAATGCCCAGCGCACTAACTCGACGTGCCGACGTAACCGCATATCACCCGTGCGTGCAATGCTATCAAAGAATTGTCTGAGCAACCGGCCGACGTGATCGCGAGAAATGAATGAGTCAGTCTCCACCCGCAGCTCCTCGGGCTTAGTGGCCCACGCCTTATGGTTAGGATTAATCTCGAACACGTGCCTAGGCTGGACCATCTCGCGGTAAGGCAACACACCGCCGTCTCTCAGCTTATCTTGGACTGTCTTCGATTGAGCAAAGAACCATCGGTCAAAAGACGTGGCATCTTTGGCGGGCGCAGTGAGGTCGTGCAGGGTTGTCCTCATTCGATGTCAGTAGAGTCGGGCAAGGATGTTGAGTCGGGCAACAGGGAACAAAGGTTATGCCATAGGCCGTCTGGTTTAAACTCGAGCATATGCTTGCGGGTAAATCGATAGACTAGGGATGAGTAGCGCTTAGTGTATTCGATATCCCTTTGGACTAGGTCTTTCAGTTCCTTTGGACTGATGGTCTTCGGCCAGCCTGCGATCGTAGCACGCAAGGCATCGTCTAGGGCTTTCTTATTTTTTATAGCCTGTTCGTGTGCTAGCTCTAAAGCGGCCTCCATCGTCGGTCGCTTCTCTCTCCAGGCTTTCTGCCGGATACGAGTCCACTCAAGTTTCTTTAAAACGGTCCGTCTTCGGCTTAGGTTACTCATCGCGTTAACGTACGTCCTCGCCAGAGAGACGAGCGAACCCCAGCGTAAGCGACAGGGGTGATGCAAGTCTCACCCTGTTATCGAAGATACAGGGACAGAAGTTGAGACAGAAGTTGATAGTGGTCGATTTGGTCATTTAAGGGGGGTATGGGGGTGTAGGGGCTATCCTGCTACCCTTTAGAGTTTCAAACGCCCTGTAGACCCCTTGGCGGGGCTGGAATCGGTGCTCTGGGTAGGGGCTTGGGAGTATTCCCATCGAATGACCCCTTTCTCGGCGGCGTGGCGGATATGAATCTCAGACTTGAATTGGTTTTCCGAGTCCTTGAGGCCCGCCCGACCACGGCGCTTAGTCAGACCAAACTTATAGATAGGTTCGTCCCCTTGGCATCGGAATAGGACGGCTACTTCGCGGAAGTAGTTAGTGAACTCTGAGGAGCCTAGGCCCGAATAAGCCAAGTCGGCTACCGTATGGCCTTCTTTGTCGGAGGCTGACTTAGGCTTGCCAGTATGATGCATAGCGACGAGGACGGCGCCAGTCTCGAGGAGGATGGGTGCTAGATCGTGGCGGAGGAAACGGGAGGCCTGCTCCTGGTCGGAGATATCAATGCCGGCGAAGGAGAGCAATGGGTCGACGAAGACGATGTCGGCCCTATGGTCTTGGATGAGTTTCTTGAGGGCGTCGGTAAAAGCGGTGCCTGTGCTGATAGTATCCCGAAAGATTGCTAGGTGCTCTTTCAGCTGCGCCTTCTCTTCCGCGTCAAGATAAGCACCCGAGACTACGTCTTGGAGGGCTTCTCCCATATCGAGGGCGTCATTCTCCGCTTGGAGGATAATCGAGCGCAGGGGTTTGACTGGTTTAATGCCAAAGAAATCACGGCCCAGTGACCAGTGGACTGAGGCCTGCATCATCAGCGACGATTTACCCGTCCCAGATTGACCGACGATAAGGAGCGAGCCTCCCTTGCATAACCAGCGATTGCCTAAAATATTGTTAGGGTCAGCCTTTCGGTCGGCAGTAAGGAGGTAATCGAAATCCATCCGCTGAGGGCCAGTCTTCGTTTCAGCCTTCTGGGGCTCAATGGCGCCGAGTACGCGGGAGGCATAGTCAATGATGCCATCTAGGTCTGCGTTAGGATCGTTAGCGGCCTCAACGGCTTTAGCCAGGGAGCCGGAGAGTTTGCGGAGCTTCGAGGTACGTACGATAGACTCTATCCACGATGAGCGTTCGACGGTGGGAGCGTTGCTGGTCATCTGAGAGACGAACCACGCCTCAACGGGTGAACCCATCTTGCGAAGGGTTTGGCTCACGGTCAGTTCGTTAACGTCTGCGTAGCATCGGAGCATAGCGGAGGCGATGTCTTGGTGCTTTGGCTCGAAAAAGTCTGACGGCTGTACCTCATCGGGTAGCGGTTTAAAATCGCGGATTAGGACGCCGAGCAGTGCAGACTCAGCGTCAACGGAGTTGGGAAGTGACATTGGGAAGATTGTGAATGAGGCGGTGCAGGCCTTCGGTCAAGATGCTTTCCTCTTTGGCTTATCGGGCGGGCCATAATGAGCCATCCGTTGCAAACGATTGTGGGTGACTACGCGGTAAGTCCGTTTCTCAAGAATACCGGAGGCAATGGCCTTGCGAATATATATGTGAGTCTGGGCGTCGGTCAAACTCCAGCGCTTAGACCATTCCGAAGTCATCACGAAACCTTTGTCGGGCTTTTCGGCAGTCTTATGGATTTCAGCGAGGACGGCCTTGAGTATTGGGTCAATGGATTTGCGACCCCATACCATTTTACCTTTCGATGCGTTTGCCATATCAGCGAGACTTTGGGGTGTAAATGCGGAGGTCGGTCTGCCAGATCCACGACTTCCCAACCTTGTGAACAAGCCACACCTTCCAATCTTGGCCGTCAACCCATCCGGCCGCAAAGCCAGACCCCCAGCGAGAAGTGGCTAGGCGGTGAGACGCGTAAGCCATCGCATCTTTCTGGCAAAGGCATCCAGCTGAGAAAGCGGCGCCACCTTCGGCTTTGGTCAAATTGACCTGGCTAAGATTATGCGTGTGTCCGTGGATAAGAGCACCGCCACGATCGGCGTAGTGCTTCCCCTGCTCTGGCGTGGCGTTGATGCCGTGGGCATAGCCGTGGACAAAAGCGATAGGGCCTAGGCGGTAGACGCCCTTCTCAGCGTGGTAAGGCAGGATGGTCTTGGCTCCTGCTGCTTTGGCTGAACGATTGATGCGTTCCTTAAGGTCTGAGCAATAGTCGCGGACTAGAGCCGAACCGGAACTGTGCATTAAGTTATCTGCACGGTGCTCGTGATTACCCCACAGGTAGACGGTTGGCTTGGTTCGCTTGAGGAAATCTTCACCGGCCTCGAGGTCAGCCAGGAGGGACTCAGCGCCTTCAGCGTCGTTACCCGCACCGCGTCGAAGCGATCGGAAGTCGAAGCAGTCACCGAGGTGGACGCGAACGGTCGGCTTGTAGTCCTTGATGAATTCGCAAAGAGCGTCGACGGCTTCGGGGTCGGCCATATCTCCGTGATTGTCACCGAAGGCTACGAAGCGGGTAGGGTTAGACATTGGAGTATGCGACTTTCTTGGCCTTCAATTCGGCTAGCAAGGCGTCACGTTTGACGCGGGCGGCATCTAAATCATAACCGAGAGGGATGATGGTAGACTTGCCGGCTAGGGAGTGAACGCGGAAGTAATACTTACGGCCCGACTTCATCAGGTACTTATTGGGTGCGGGTAATTCGATGCGGGCGTGCTTCATATGAGCGCCGCATTTAGTGTATTTCGGGCAGGACGCGAGGAAGGCCGCACGTTCGACTGTAAGGCCCACGGCCCGAGCCCACGCCATCTGCTCGGGGTTTAGAGTCTCCATTGGCGTGCAAGGGAACGACCCTCGGTCATTATGGCGTTACGATCGTCGGGCTTAAAGATATACTCTTGGTCAAAAGAGTGACCCGCACGGATGGCGAGGATGGAGTCCGCCTCTTCGTCATTAGCGGGCCCGATGCCTGCGGTGGAGACGTAGACAGTCCGTACCTTCCAGCCTAGAGGCCAGAGGATGTCTTGGCACGTCCGCAGCTCGTTTTCATAACGCCAGTCCGAACATACGACCGTTTCATTGGCCTGCTCATCTGCACCGGGTATGCAGGGGACAAAGTTAGCCAAGTGTTTGGCAAAGATGTCCTGGTCAAGTGAGCGAGCTAGACGGCCAGCCGCTACGAGAAAGTCGCGGTGCTGGCATTTGAACTGCTCGTTGAAGAAATCGCCTTCAATCTGGAGATAATCAAGATACTGATTGGAGGCCTCCTTGAGCACGTCTGCAAAGTTAATCTTTGACGATGGCCTGCGAGACCATTCAAGGATACCACTGGCAAGGGTGTCCTTTCCGGCGCGTGCGAAGCCGGAGATTAAGACAAGCGTCGGGGCTGACATTGGGGGCAGCTCTTCGGTCATTAGCGTGAGGCCTTGGCTTCGAGGCGAGCTTTACGGAATTGTCGGCCAGTGATGTTACAGGCCTTACGGATGGCACGGGGCTTCGTGAACTTATCAGCTGAGCCTTTGAGCACTTGGATCAGAATAGCGACCGCCAGTTTCCTGCGCTCGGTAAGAGGCAGGGCATCGGCGTCGAAGGCATCGCGGTAGGGCGGGCAGGGGTTGAGTTTAAGGCCTCCGCGGCGTTGGGTGGTCATCGGGTTAGAAGGGCGGTGCTTCGGAGGAGGAGGCATCTTCCACGGTCGGCTTGATGGTGCCCTTGGGGAAGTTGAGTTTATACTTATACTGCTGTTTCTCGTTCCAGATTTCGCCTTTCGTGACTTCCACGCCCACCAGGCAAGTTTGACCGCAGGCCGGGCTGACGTACAAGATGAACTCGGCGGGGGTAGCGTCAAGGCGAAGCTCTTCAGTGAACTTGCCGGAGAACTTGCCGACGAGCATAGCCAGGGACTTTCCGTACTTCGTTCCGTACGACTTGGACAGGCAGTTACCAGCGTCATCCATAAAGAAAAGGCGGGCCGAGGTGGTGCCATCTTCATATTGCTTCACCTTTTCAAACTTAGGCTTGATGAGCTTCAGTTTATAGGTGCCAGAGACTTCGATGGACTTGAGGGGTGGGCGTTCGTAGTTTTGCGGGTTCATAGGAATTAGGCGAATTGGATGGGGGCAGGAGCTGCGGAGGCAGGCTTGTTGGAATCGATGACTTGAATCTCCTCGGAGTATCCGGGCCAGATGCCAGTCTCCTCACACTGCTTGTACGTCTTAAGGGCGTTTTCCCAGTCGCATATTGCACGCGTCTGAAGATCTGGGCCAATTTCGTACACGGCGCCGGCGTCTACGTCCTTTTCAGCGACGATAAAGCGAAACCCTCGAAGGCGTTTAGAGAAAGCGGCCTCAAGGGTTGATCGGTAGATATGAGCCTGGAGATCGTAGCGGTAGGCGTAGATAGATTTAAGGAATCCGCGAGGAGATGCGTCCTCGGAGGTCTTAAGGTCGTAAAGGTAGCCATCTGAGCCCACGGCGTCGACGGCGCACTTGACTGGGACGCCATTGATAATGGTCGTGAACATAAACTCCGTAAACTCAAAGGTCACCCCGAGTCGGTTCTTAATGCTAAGCATCGTGCGGGACACGCGCTCACTGGTCGTGGCCTCTTCAAGCGTCAAGATGGTCTTGCCAACGGCTTCTGATTCAAACGCGGAGTAGGCGGCTTTACCGTCCTTAGTCCGGCGATCGATGCCTTCGGGGATGACCGCAAAGTTAGAGACGGCCACATCGGGCTCGAGCACTAGGGCGTGAACGTATTTACCAACGCGAAGGGCTTTGGTCTCCTCGCGTTGAGTGTTGAGATAGGCCTGATAATGGGCCGGAGACTTGAGCAGCTCTTTCGTGCCGCTAAAGTTGAGCGCTACGCAGGCGTCATAAACTACTCGGGATGGGATTGGGATAGGCATTGGGTTTCGGTGGGTTGGTATTGGTGGGAAAGTTTAGAGGTCTTCATCTCCTGGCATAACTTCTTCAACGGAGGAACTGATAATGCGGATGGCTTTGATGGCGTCTTCGGCGCGGGCCTCAGCGGAATCTA